TGCACCCTTAGCAAGTTTAACGCGATCACCAGCGACAACAGCATCATCGATGCTGCCAGCCGTGGCAGTGGCGTAGACAAGGCCGTTGTCCGCATAACCGGCGAGACACTTGCCCACCGCTTTGCCACTGATCTGATACCAGCCGTATGAACTGGCAACATTGATCGACATTGAGGTGGCAACCGGGCCGATGGCATTAGCCGCCAGAAGCGCGGTTGAATTGTCGTCGGCATTGTACGTCACAAAGGAGCCAAGCACAGTCGATGCGACCCCCTTGAGATAAACGAACTCACCGGCACCATAAGCGGTGGAAGCGCGATCCACCGCCTCGACAATGGTTCCGAGTGGCTGGTTTTGAGTTGTCGAGGTGTCCGCGATATTCTGCGTCCCGACAATCGGATTGACGATTTGATAGTCAGACATGGTTTTTTCCTTTCAGGAAATAGAGTTTGAATGAAAGCGATTAGGCTTTCATTACACCCTGAAGTGAACGGTTGCTCACGGTCATATTGCCCTGCCAGATAATCGGCAAAACTTGAGCATCCTGGTTCACCGAAGACTTTTCGGGGACTTCCGTCCAATTCGCGTCACGATGGGCGCAAATGCCGATGTAATCGGTGTTGAGGAAATACGCATGAGCATCCGGCATTCCAGCAGCCGAACTGTCATACACCACGTCCGCGCCCTTGTACTTCAAGGACGTAGTCCCGGTTTTCAGATCGGTCGTGTTCGTATAACGCTGGATGCTGGTCTGACTATTGTCGAAGAACGTGAAATAGGTGTCGTCCATGACAATAAGATCAGGCATGTCGTTATTCCGCGTCAGGTTAAGCCACAACGGGAGCATGAGGCTCTCGATGGTGGTCGAGCTTGGCGTAATAGCCCCACCGCCCTGCAACGGGCTGGCCGCAGATTGAAGGATGTTTTTCCAGAAGGTATAAGTCCCAGAAACAATCCCACCAACAGTTCCCGTACCGGCATCTGAGACGAGAGCCTGCAAACCGTTGATCTGGTTGGCAGTGGTGCCGTCGCTGTAAATGTCGGTCGAGAAGTTGTTGCCAGCGGTACGCATGGCATTCTTCAACTTGTTCTTCACAAGTTTGATAATGCCTTCCTTGCCGCTGTTCTGCCGAATTTCCAATCCAGACGCCACCACGTTGATGGCGACCTGTTTCCAGGCGAAATTGGCAGCGGTGAACACTTCCGACTGCGCGATGTCGAGCGTGTCATAACCACTATACCGCTGATAAGTGCCGTTCTCCGCGTAATCGAGCGGAATCTGGATTTCCCAGCCGCCGGAAATAAGATCAACGCGACCCTTCTCCGTCAGCCGCTGGTGCAGAGCGGTGTGGTTCGAGATGTTATCTTCAAGATAAGTGTTCTTGAAGTGGCGATAGGTGATCGCCGAGATTTCCGTAAACGAACTATTGGCTGGCATGATAGTGACCTTTCAGGTCTAGGCCGTCATGCGGTCGTCCACCAAGGCTCCGATAAAATCATCCACACTTTTAGCTTTCGCAGCACCCGCTGGCAGTGCGCCAGTGGCCCTGATGTTAGTTCCCCCGGCCCGCCTTGCCGCCGTGGCGTCTTTCTTCGCCTTGGCGATCCGCTCGGCTTCAGATTTAGCCTTGCGGTCAACCTCGATCTTCCCAGAAACCTCGTCGTTGGTCGCCAGGGCCATCTTATAGGCCATTTGAAGATATTGGTCGCTAGTGAGGCCGGGTTTACTCTCACGCAGAGCTGAAACGATGGGGACCATCTCGCCTTCGAGTTCTCCATAGAAAGGGTTTGCTGTTGCAAAACTTTCTATGACACCCGAAACGACTTCACCTTGCTGTTCCAGTTGTTGAGATTGCTGCTGTGAAAAATAATTCTCAAAGCCTTGCAGACGATTCTGCATGGCAAGCAGTTGAGGATCGACGGAGTGTTCTCCGACGTTTTCACTTAATGCAGAAACCGGAATTCCACGCTGTTCAAGCAGATAGCGCGTAAAGCCAACGGGGTCACTGTCTGCATAATCGGAAAGGGCGAGAAGCTGGCCAATCGCGGTGCCTTCATCCATTCCGTTCATTGCAAACTGTTGACGCCGGGGCGCAATGGCCTGCTCCAACTTATCGTGCAATCTCCGCTGTTCTGCTACTTCCATTGTTTTCCGCGTGTAGTCCGCCTCTTGCGCCCTAACGCGATCTGAAATCCATTTCTGGTTCTCAGGCGGCAGCGCGTAGAAGACCTCGCGGTCCTTCGCAGACATGGATTGCGGGGCTGTGATGGTCTGATCATCAGGTTCAGAGCCTGCACTGTCTGCGTCATCCGTTGCTTTCACAACGGTGTCTTTATCCAGAGGTGTAGACACCTCCGATTCTTCGGTGGGCGTAACTTCAGAGTCTGCGACCTCGACATTTGGAGAACCGATCACGGCATCCTCCGAATTCAAGGCATCGAATTGAGCGCCCATGAAATCATCCATAGACTCCGTTTCGACAACATCTTCCACATCATCCGCCATCACGATTCCCTCTAAAAGTCAATCTGTCGAGCGATAGCATCAACCGACTTGTCTATCGCCGCGTCCATAGACGCCTCTATTCGCTTTTTCCCGTTCTTCTTCACGTCCTCGAATTCACCTTTTTCGTGAATCCGGCAACCGTGCAACTCCAGATTCTCTCTGTGTTCGCGACGGCCATCAATGGTCTTGCCTGTTATCGGGCAGTCATATGGCTGGTAATCCCCCGCCATATACGGCGCAGCGAGGTGGGACCGCTTCAGGGAATAATCGATCTGGACCCTTCGCGGACGTGGCTTGGCTGTCCACTCGATATCGTCGTATTTATCCCCGTAAACGCTCATTGCAACACCGGCTCAATGAAATCCTCGTCATCATCCATGACCATAATCGTGTTTTCCTCCAGCGGCATACCCCCGACATCGCGTGTCGCTGAAACAACTTCATTGATCCGGGCCATTATCTCGGACGCGCGGGCCAAGGCTTCTTCAGGGCTGGTCATATTAACTTCAGGCCCGTTGAATTCGGCCATGATCGCCTTCGCCAAATCCACTTGGCGCTGCTTGTCGGCCTCACTCGCGTCGAATTCCATCTTTTCACGCGCCATCTGCATATCAGCCTGGATTTTCATGCCAGGGTCAGGATCAGGCTTCTGTGCCTCGAATTCCCTCAATGCCATGTCGCGCTCCTTCAATCCGATCTCCTGCTCCTGAATCATCAGGGACGCTTGCTGGACTTTCGCGTCCAATTGCATTTTATCCTGCTCGATCTGCGCCCTTTGCTGCGTCTCCTGGGCCTTGATCGCGGAATTCTGCTGCTCCATTTGCATCTTCATTTGGTCAGCTTGAGCCGCCGCTTGCTGTTCCATCTGCTGCTGCTGAGCCTGTTGAGCCTGCTGCTGGCCGTCTCCAGCAGCGCCGCCTTCCTCATCCCCAATCATATCAAGAGCATCTTCGACCTCGCGGCCCATCCTGAACCGCCTGACCGCTGACATCAGCATAGACTTGGCTGCCTCAAGTGGCAAATAGCCCGCCTCGACCGCTGGACCGGCATTGCTGATGAATGTCGAAACTCCGGTCAGCAACTCGGTCACAGACTTCTGATCCATCGCCTGATCGCCGGAAATAGTCGAGTCAGTCTCAATATCAACCCGATAGGAACGCTGCTTATCATCCCGCAAGACCTGCATACATTCTCCCCATGTCGGTTTCTGGAGCATCTCCTCCAACTGGGGCGGCATCGGCTGCTGCTGCTGGGCCATCATCTGAGCCTGCTGCTGCGCCATCATCTTCTCTTCCTGCGAAGGCAGCTTGATGTCGGTCATCATGGCAATGCTGTCAGGGCTGAAATGCTCCGAAATGATCTCGGCAGTGATCCGAACAAGATCGCGGGCATAACGCTGAACGTCACGGCCCATATCGTCCAGGCGCATGGTGCCGAACTGCACCTTGAGTTGCTGTGCGCCCAGTGTCTCGGACGAAGCCTTTGAGCCGCGCATAATGTCGGCAATTCCGGTGATTTCGTAGATGGTCTTCTTGATTTGCTCGCGCTGATTGTAAAGCTCGTTCAAAACCCCCGCGATCTTCTCGATCGGCCACATCCAGATGGCCTTGTCCAATCCACCCGACTGCATCAGCGGCAGCACGTCCTGCGCGGGGACCATCATATTCTCCCCGGCGTCCATCAGATTGGACATTTCCGTGATCGTGCTATCGTAAATGCCGCGCACCTTACAGGCGGCGATAATGCCAGAAATGCGGCGCGTGATGTTGTCCAGTTCGTTGGCCTGATCACGGTAAAACCGGAACGGCTCGACCGGAACGAGGCTGTCCGTGTTCTCGGTCGCATACAGAGGCCGGGGAGTCGGGAAAAACCCGCGAAGCTGTAAAGGATCGGGGTCCGTCTTCAGCGGGCGCTCCTTCATGCTCTTGGAGATGAAGATCACCTCCTTCTGGCGGCTGCACCATATCTCCCACACCGTCGCGCGCTTAAACGTGTCGGCGACAACGTCGCCGTCCTTGTCTTCCATGCCAATCGGCGTGTAATCAAGCTCGACCTCGTCTCCGATCTTGTCGCCGAACTTGTCGCGCAAAGCGTCCCGCGTCATCAAATGGCTGAAAGCAATCCATTCGACCTCTTCCCAGGTGCGACCGGGGCCGTGGCGGAAATCAGCCCAGTTCACATGCTGAAACTTGACCTCCTCGCCTTTCAAATCATCGTAGGGGTCGCCCATTTCGTCGGATTCTTCCCCGAACACCGGATCGTACCGAACCCGCGTGACGCCACGTCCGCAAATCTGCTGATCCTTGATCGCCAAACGCATGTACCGGTCGAAATCGCAATCATCCATCGTGAACGACAGACAGCGCTCCAGAACCTCGGCTATCTCCTTGCCAACCGGATCAGCGTCACGATACCGCCGCCGCACATCCGGCGTCGGAGACTGATTGTATAAAGCAGGGCAAATCGTCTGGATGTTGGAATACAAAATGTTGTAGCGATTGGAAGACGAATAGCGCCGTTCATTCTGCGTTTTCTCGTCGCGGTAACGCTCCTGTACATCCTTCGCGCGTTCGCGCCAGTTTTTTTCAACCTTGTCGCTCAAATCAAGCTCGGCAATCCAGCGCGCAACGACACCGGGCGCGCCCTTGCCCGCGTCTTCCGGGGTGACTAACGTGCCGCCTTGTTCGTCTAGATTATCCGGCATATCCGCCCTTTTTTCCGTCGCCATCCAGCGCCGCCGTCATGGCACTACGGTCGGCCTTGTTGTATTTCTTGGCTACAGGCTGCGGGATTTTGGCTTTCTCAGCGAACTTCCGACTATTCGCCGCTGCGGACATGAATTTCCTCTGCTTCTTCGATGTGCTGGGCATTCACAACTATTGCCTCAAATCAAGAACTTTTGCAAGCGCGATGTCATCGGTCCCCAAACAGAGGACATCGGAGATTATTTTTTTCCTGGGATGTCCTCAATCATACCTAGCCCGCCGCTTGCTAACGGATTTCATCAGGTCATCCATAGTCATGGTGGACTGGCCGCCGATGCTCAGGATCGGGTTGAGGATTGGGGCTTTGGGCTTGACTGGCTCCTTCCAGACCCACGCCAGATACCGCAGCGCGTCCGCGAAGTGATTTGTCCAATCGTGGACGGGCCGGTCTCGGAAGCATTTTTGCTCATCGTCCCATTCTCTCCGAAACTGTCCAAGAGCATTCAAGAAATCTTCCTGATCCTCGTCAATCCACAAGCGCGGAAACAGATGCCGCGCCGCCAGGATGCCTTGCATTTCCGTATTGGTATTCCGCAGGATATTCACGTTCTCAAGGCCGTGATCCTTGGTCAGTTGCTCGTACACCGACCGCCCAGCCGCCGCCAGCGTCCTGGCCTGCGCGTCATGGGGGAGCCAGTGCCGAGCGTATTCGTAAGGCTTGCCGGAAATGACCTCGGCGTAATGTTTAAGATTGTGACCATTCGCGCTGTAGGTATCAATGATCCGCACCTCGTTGGCGATGATCTGCACGAACAGAATGACCGTGTCATCGGAGTAACCAATGTCCCAAACGGTCATAACCGGGAGATCGGGGTCATATTCGACCTCACAAATACGGCCTTCGGATCGTGCCACCGATAATTCCGTGCCGTAAAAGCTGCCAAGAATGGCAGCCTCGAAGCTGCACATATATTCCTGTTCGAATTGCGCCGCGCCGAAGTCACCGCCGTAGAGCGCGACATATTCCGCTCTGATTTCGTTAAGCTGCGCCTCTGCAAAAGCGCCAGTATCAACGACATTCGATATCTCGGCAAACCAGCCTTCGGTCTTCATACCGTAATTATACATCTCGAATGCGTGGTTCTTACCGCGCGGCGTTGTGACGAACATCGCCCAGCCGTTGTTCTCTCGCAGCATCGGGCTGATGTAGCCCCACGCCGACGGGTTAGCCAATGCCCATTCGGAGAATGTAATCCCGGCCACACTAGCGCCGACAAGGGAATTGTACCGGTCTGACCCGATAACTTGCCATGTCGCGCCATTCTTAAACCGGATAAACATCTCCCCCTCGTTCGTCACCTCACGCAATTCCTCAGGGAATGCCTCATCGATCCGGCGCTTGCCTGTGTGCGGATTGACTGCCGACCAAATTGCTTTGCGGGCCTGGGCGAACTCCGGGAGGCATGTCCAGTATGTTGCTGGGCGCTCGATCAATGCCTGGAACGTGACAGCGAGGGCGATTTCATCCTTTCCCCAGCGACGGTGCGCGATGGATATGGCTCGTTTATTTTCCATCCCGCCGTCGATCATGTATTTATGCAATGGAGCTTGGTAGTTCCTGATGCGGCGCTGAACTATCATTTCTCGTAGATATTATGGATTGACCAGACGACATCGCCGCTATGCTCGATCTCGCTCTTTTCCTTCCAGCCCATTCTGGACATGGTCCACCATCTTTGCGCGTTGACGTTGCCAGCTATCGCAGCCTGAAATAGGGAGCCCGCTACCTTGACATCAGCCCTGATTTTCGATGTCGCCAGTTCTTTCGGGAAGTACTTTCGCAGGGTCTTGTCGTCAATCCCATCACCGATGCAAAGCGCGATGCCCTCATGCGGAATGCCAACGGCGCACATGAGACTGACCGTCTTCCGATCATCCTCGGTCGGCTTGTAGATCGGTCTGCCGTTGGGTTGTCCTGTTGCTTTACGAGACATTGACTATAAGAGGGGAAAAAGTCTCCCCGCTTCCTTCTAAATTTGGAGCGTGAAGGTC